TACGACCATACCAGCAAAGGCTGTGTCAATGTCCTGACCCAGCAGAGCAATCGCTGTTGCGCCATCCTTGACAAGGTCGCTCGATGTTGGGACATCGAACCCGAAATTAGTTGTTGTAGTTGCCATTAGGTTAATGCTCCAGTCGCGTTAGTCCATGTAAGTGTACCATTTACGCCAGTCCAGATTAGTGAGGCTGGCAATACTGTTTCCCATTGTGTAGTAGATAGTGAGAAGTCTGTAGCTGAGATGTACAGGGTCATGTCTACAGATGATGGAGTAGCTCTAAGGGCTATGTTCTCCACAAAGCCATCGAATTGACCACCCAACATATTGGCTGGCAGGTTAGTGATCAAGATGGGTTGACCAAAAAAGATGTTGATAAGAGTGTCAAGATCTGCACTTGGCAGGTCTGGATTGTCTAGGCGGAAGGTAATCGCTTCAAGAGAGCCTCTAGGATTCTTTCGCAGGTTTAACTCTCTAGAGCCGATTGTAGTAATGTCACCAAGAGTCTTAATGTTTGACTCAAAGGATCTCTCATAAAGCCCGTAGGTAGCCACAGAGGTCGTGTCAGAGGTAGTGTAGGTAGAAGCGTATCCTGCCCCGTACTTATAGATCAGGCTGTTGCGAATGCGGTTAGTCTGAGTGGTTGAGCGAATAGTGTTAGGGCTTGCATAAGCAGCGTTGATGTTAGTAAAGCCATTGGCTATTAGATAGTTGCTGCGATGGTCTGCATCATCATAGGAAACCAAGCCATTCTTTTCTTCATGCATCTGACCAAGTGCGCTGTTAGCAATCTGGTCTGTAAGGCTATTGCTCTTAGCCGTAGCCGATGCAGCTAGGTTGATCATGGTGTAGAAGCCTGTGTCGATGTCTCCAATGTAAGATTCGGCATCTGCCCATGTAGTAGTTGCTGGATAGGTTGCCCATGTAAGTGTTGGAGTAACCTCGGCCCATGTCAGGTTAAGGACATTGTTGACAATGGCTGCAATCTGTGCGCCATCTAATCCTTCTGCAAGGGCTGTGTTATAGACAGACTTCGTCAGCTTGGCTAAGTAGCCTACGCCCAAGATCCTGCCGTAAGTAACGTAGCCTGTTTCCTCTGGGCTTCGTACTCCGATGGAGAAGTCTGAGACCTCGCCGCCATATACAGTTACATAAGTCCCAGCACTATTCTTAAGTTCTAAGGTGATTGCATCTGTGACATTGATGGTGAAAGGTGTGCCATCTGTGTTAATGATGTCTACTTGGCAGTAACCTGCTGTGCATTGCTTATCAATGTCTAGTCGACCAGCTGAGAAAGATACAGCCGTGACAGTCGTATAAACATCATCGCCTACAGTTACACGCCATTCGGGTAGCCAAGTCATTACTCGAACCCTAGAACGTCCACAGTACCGCGGTTGCTAGCACCTCTAATAATCTCTACTACCTTTTCTGCCACAGCATTCGGGTCAGTAAAAGGATCGCCGCTTACAGTCACTTCAATCTTAGTTGTGTTGCCACCCGTTGAAGCTGCTGCCGCCGCTTCTGCTGTTCTAAATCCTTCTAAAGTAGATACATTGCCTGCTGCTACTGCGGCTGCTTTAGCAGCTGCTTCTGCGGAAGCTTTAGCAAGAATACCTGCAACCGTTTCGGCTGCTGTTTTGTTAGCTGCATCGATAGCATCTTGGGCCGCCTTAGCTGCCGCTGCTGTACTTGCAGCAGTTTCCGCATTAAGTTTACCTAATGTAGTAAGGGCTTCCGCTTGAGCTGTTGCTATTGCATCTGCCGAAGCTTTGTTAGCTGCGGCAATAGCCGCTGCGCTGGCTGCTGCGGCTTCTGCTGCTGCCTTAGAAGCTGCCGTAGTTGTCGCTGTTAATGCAGCATTAGCGGCTGCCGTTGCAGCTGCTGCATTAGCTGAGGCTGTGCTGTAAGAAGATGACCATTCTGTCAGGTTAGGCTTAATGACTGTGGTTGCAACGGAGTTAGCAAAAGATGACCACTCTCTACCATTAGCTTGAATCTGTGTCTGGACAGCGAACATAGAAGCAGTCAAAGCATTGATTGATGCAGTAAGTGGATCAATCTTCCATTCTCCGAAAGGATCTTTAAGCTCTAAGGTCTTAACCTTGGCAAGCAGTTCTGCTAATTCTTTTGACTTTTCTTGAGCTTTCTCTAAAGCCTTCTGGTACTTTTCAACAGCAGTAAGGTTTTCTGCCTCAATCGCTTGCATTAACTTCAAGCGGATCTTATCTTCTTCTGAGATTTTACCCTTAAGGGCTGCTTCAATCTGGATCTTTTGTAGGTCAAAGACTGCCTTAGCCTTAGCGAGCTTAAGAGAATCCTTTTGTGCTTTCTCAGAAGCTTTTGACAATGCTTCTAACTTCTTAGCGCGAGCAGCAGCCGCCGCTTCTGCTTTCTTTTCAGCTGCGGCACGAGCTTTATATCCACCATCCCCAGAACTAGGAAAGAATAACTTGCCTGTGTTCATAGAACTTTGTGGAGTGGATTTTCTCATCGCATTGCCAATAGCACCAATGGCTACTGCTGCTACTCCTACTGCTGTAAGCCATGGAGCCCATGCAAGACCGATAGCAATACCTGCTGCAACTAGGATAGGTTGAGCAATCTTTACTTCTTGAACTAAATATCCGAAACCTGTAATTGCGTTAGTGAGTTTGATCGAAAGATTCTCGATGTTCTTCGCTGCGCCACCTGCGCCATTTTCTCCACCAAGACCGCCAAGAGCTTGAACTAGACCGCCACCAATACGCTCTTTAGCTTGGTTGCTAACTTCTGAAAGGATAGCAAGTTGACCGCTAAGAGTCTTAGCAGCTTCATCGGCTGATCCTAGTGTTTGGCTCCCGATCTTCTCTAATATCTCATCAAAGGACATAGCAGCAAGCTCGGCCTTTGTCAGACCTAATCTGTATTGATTAAGGCCCTTAGTGTTTCCAACATAAGCACTTGCAAGATCTTTAGCAACGGATGCGACATCGGCGTTGCGACTCGCTGCAAGGTCTAGCGCAACATTCATAATCTTTGTAGATCGAGATACTGATCCAGTTGCAGTCAATAATGCCTGCATTGCTGGGACTGCTTGATCGCCTGTAACTCCGTAGAGCTTGCCGATCTTTTGCACATAAGCATCTACTTCTGGAGCAGCAAATGCTAAGCCTAGATTCTTAACTGTGTTAGTTAGCTGCTGTGTCTCACGCTCTGCATCTGCAAAATCTCTGATCGATTTCTTAATCGCAACGCCGAGAGCCGCACCACCAAAAGCAATACCAAAAGAAGCACCTAAAGACTTAACGGTTTTGTTAAGTTTATTGACTGCCGTATCTGCTTGCTTAAAGGCTTTCTTTCCTATGAATTCTGCCGCAATGTTAATCGCTACATTACTCATGCGGCTCTCCTTATGTCGACCATCGCTGTGCGACGATTAAATTTCGCTGTTGTGTTTTCAATAGACTTAAAAACTGCTGCGTTAGCCCTACCCTGTGTTTTGTCCCAAGCTCTAAAGATTAAGCGACCCATCATGCGATGATGGCCTTTTCTATTAGGGCCATAGAGCTGACCTAAGTTAGATATGAATTGATTGCCAGCATACGGATTGTTTGAACGAGAAACACCTTTTGATGCTCCACCTGCGCGAGGGCCTACCCAATCCTGACCTTGACCATTCTTACGGCCAGCAGTCTCATAGATAGCACCTTGCATGGATTTATTCTGGATGCGTACAGCATTGACAAAACCTGCTCGGTTAGGTTTAGAAGGTGTAGTTTTGTAAATAATGCCTGACCTAATTTCCTTGGCATCGTATTTAGGAAATCTTCCACCTTTAGAGGTTTCTCGTTTTGTCCAGCCTGACATTGGAGATGTAGCAGGTACGAAAGACCTAGCCTCATTAACGATTGGCTTTAGAACTGCGCCTAATTCTTTTGTTAATTCTTTTGCTAAATCTGGTGCGTATTGGTTTAACGCTTTACGAAGAGCGACCGCGCCCACGACTTCTGTTGGCATCGCTACTCTCCTTCGCTTCATCTGTGAGACCTTGAAACAATGCATTGAGCATCGTTCGATCTAATTCTAATAACTGCTGTGGCGCGACTCCCAATCTAATGCTTAGCCTAGCGATTAGATAGGTGAAGGGTAAGTCGCGCTTTAAGACAAAGGGTCTGAATCCTCGACCGAAACTGATTTCAGAGTTTCGATAAAGTCAATCCCAAAAGGCTTAACAGATTCACCTGACCTGCGTGTTACTTCCCAAGCTAGCCAATAGACCGAGGTCTGCATCTCGTCATCGCGGAATGCCTTATGGAAGCCCTTTTTAGCGTACTGCTCGAACGCATACTCCACAGCTGGAGTAATCTCGCCTTCTAGTACGCTTCCATCATTACGAACGATCTTTAGTTTTGCCATGGTTTTGCCCCTTTGTTAGTTTCTTACGATGTTGTTACTGCGATTGTACCTGATACGTTCCAAGTTACGCTCTGAGTTGAAAGATCTGCAACTGCACCGTTTACAGGTGTAATGTTGTTGACCAAGCATGTCATTGTGTAAAGAGGATTCGTAGCTGCTGTTGCTCCAGCAAATTGCTTGAATGTAACAGTTGTGTTTGTTCCCCATACTGCTGCAAGTGTCTGTAGTGTCTTAGCAGATGCTTCATCGTTCAAGAAGTCGATTGTAATGCTTGAAGCTTCCAATCCCTTTACAAAACGATGACCTTGATCGCCAAGCGTTGTGACTTCCAATTCGTCAAATGCACGGTTGATAGTTACGCTTGTTACTAATGTTGAGAGATCTACCGCATTAACAGTTAGAACTCCGGTATTGGCTAGATAAACTGACATCGGTTATTCCTCTTCCTTTTTAGTTGCTGGCTTTGCTGCTGGTGTTTCTTTAACCTGCCCGATCTTGATCAGAAAGGCTTCGTTCTCTTTTTCCCAATCGGACATAATTAACTCCAACTCGTTAGGATTGATACGGACATCTCACAGCTGAGCAGTTCACCTGAAGCAGCGTTGAGAATACTTGGTGCGCTAATTGCGCTTACATTATAGACTAGAGATGATGCTGCTAACTTAGCGAACACGCCAACTACTGTGTCCTCAATGCCGTTAAGGTTTCCCTCATTGTCGAACAGAGGAACAGTCATAATAATCTTAAAGTTAGCCATAGGACTGATAGAGATCTGCCCATTGTTATTAGGTGTCAAATAAGGATCATCTGGAGACACGATCACAGAGTTAGCAAGGACTGTTGCAGGTGGAAATGCAAAAGTCTGCCACTTAGCGTTATCTACTAGAGCAGTCGCTAAAGTGGTGCGAAGTGTCGTTATTGCTACAGGTGGCATGGGTCACCCGATCATGCTGGTAGGCGCGAGTGCGTGGGAAACCAACCCCCGTATTTTGGCGAGTAATTGGCTCGACATCCTATACGGGGACGGCTGGAAATCGACAGCGTTACTGCCCGAAAGGGTTGCAGTACGCGCTTGCCAGATCTCGACAGATATCATAAGAGCTGCTTGCTGGACTGCTGTGTCAAGACTCCAGTCTGTGTAAGTCTCAGCTGTTACTGTGCCATAAGGCTCAATAGGATGCTTAGGTTGAATTGTGCTGTGATTAGTTGCAACTGAAATTGAATACTCTCCAACTGTTGCAATGGTCTTAGATCCATTGTATCGATTGCCTGA